AGAACTGTTGATGGTATTCTTTCAATTGAAGCTAATGCTAGATTGTATGTTGATCAAGAACGAGAGAAGTTTAATCAAGATACATTGATTGATATGTTCGATAAAGTATTTGCAGATGATAAAGTATTTATCCATGCTCACTTTGGAACTAATGAGATTGATGATATCTTTGCAAAGCTTAGATACTTAATTGTAGGCTGTGATTGTAAGTGGGTTGTGGTGGACCATTTACATATGTTGGTGTCTGCATTAGCAGAAGGTGATGAGAGAAGAGCTATTGACAATATTATGACTAGACTTAGAAGTTTAGTTGAAGAGACCGGTGCAGGTCTTATACTTGTGTCCCATCTAAGACGTGTAGATGGTAACAAAGGACACGAGAACGGTATTGAAGTTAGCCTCTCTCATCTTCGTGGCTCAAACAGTATCGGTCAGCTTAGTGATTGTGTGATAGCCTTAGAAAGAAACCAACAATCCGATGATCCTGAAGTTGCTAGGACAACAAGATTAAGAATACTTAAATCTAGGTACACCGGAGATGTTGGGATGGCTACCTCATTGATCTATGACAAAGATACAGGTAGATTATCTGAGGTATTTGATAATGAGTTTAATGTTGAAGACGATATTATAAACTCTTTTTAGGATATAATTATGGAATTAGTATTTGATATAGAAACAAACGGATTACTTTGGGAATATACAGCAAAGAATTCAGAAACAGGAGAGATGGAAACACACCCTGCTGCTGATACAATTTGGTGTATTGTTGCCATTGATGAGAATAATAAAGTATATTCATTTGATCCTACTCAAATTGACGAGGGCATTGAGTTTCTAAAGTCAGCCGATACTCTAGTTGGTCACAACATCATTGGCTTTGATCTCCCTGCAATTAAAAAACTCAAGCATGTTGATCTCTACAAACATGCTAAAGTACTTGATACCTTGACCCTATCAAGACTGTTACACCCAACAAGAGATGGTGGACACAGTTTAGAGAAGTGGGGATGGAAGCTCAATTGCCCTAAGTCAGACTCACCTGATTTTAAATCTTACAGTAAACAAATGATGGACTACTGTATTCAAGATGTAAAATTAAATAAGTTAATCTTAGAAAAACTTAGAAAAGATAGTGCAGGATTTAGTAAAGATTCTGTTGATCTTGAACATGAATCATGTAGAATATTATCTGATCAAGAGTTTAATGGTTTCTTATTTGATGAAAAGAATGCTACTCTTTTACTAAGCTCTTTGAATCAAAGAAAGAAAGAGGTCGAAGATGAGGTACACAATACATTCAAACCTAGAATGGTTGATGTTAAAAGAGTGTTTCCTAAACTTAAAAAAGATGGTACACTATCTAAGTCAGGACTAACTACTGAAGAGTATGAAGCTAGAAAAGATACAAACAATATAGATTCTTTTATGCGACAAGAGTTACAGGAGTTTAATCTTGGAAGTCGTAAACAGATTGGTGAATACTTAATTGACTTTGGTTGGAAACCTAAAAGATTTACAGCTACAGGTCAGCCGATTGTTGATGAGGGTACACTTAAAAAGATATCTCACATCAAAGAAGCTCAGTTGATTGCTGAGTTTTTACTGTTACAAAAACGAGCTGCCCAAGTTGAGTCTTGGATTGATGCTGTCAAATCAGATGGTAGAGTTCATGGTTCTGTAATATCAACAGGAACAATTACAGGTAGGATGGCTCATAGGAATCCTAACATGGCTCAAGTACCGGCAGTCTACAGCCCTTATGGTAAAGAATGTCGAGCTTGTTGGACTGTTCCTGATGGTTATAAACTTGTAGGTGTAGATGCAAGTGGATTAGAATTAAGAATGTTAGCACACTACATGGCTGACGAGGAATATATAAATGCAATTATCAACGGAGATATTCACACAACTAACCAAGAGTTTGCTGGACTTGAATCAAGAGATCAGGCAAAAACTTTCATCTATGCCCTCATCTACGGTGCAGGAGATGCAAAAATTGGAAGCATCATTAAAGGAAGTAGAGCAGAAGGTAAGCAGTTGCGAGAACGCTTTTTTGGTAGTCTTCCAACACTTAAGTCTCTTAAGGAACGAGTTGACAGAGCAGCTAAGAAAAGATTCTTAAAAGGTTTAGATGGTCGTAAGATATATGTACGACATGAACATGCTGCTTTAAATACTTTATTACAAGGTGGTGGTGCTGTTGTCATGAAACAAGGAATGAGAATGCTAGATGAAAGATTACGTTTAGCTAATCTAGATTATAAGTTTGTTGCAAACATACATGATGAATGGCAAATAGAGGTACGAGAGTGCCAAGCTAATCGGGTAGGGCAACTAGCTGTTGAGAGTATTGTAGATGCCGGTCAATACTTTGACATGCGTTGCCCTCTTGATGGTGAATACAGAGTAGGGAGGGATTGGAGTGAAACACATTAATATTCCTGAAGGATATATAAAAAGAAAATGCTCTACTATTGACTTTGGATATGAACTAAGTGAGATAGAAGGATATTTAAAACCAATACCCTTTGAACTTAAATCCTTAAAGAAAGCCGAAAACAAAATAAAGAAGGGAGAGTCAACTAGAAAAGTAGCTGAGTGGTTATTTTTAGAAACAAACAGATACATAAGTCATGTAGGTTTGTGGGAATACATCACTAAGAAAACTAAAATAGACTTTACAGAGCTTTGTGATAAGCAACCTGATGGCTATGTTTATATTCTTACTAATCCTGCATGGTCTGATTGGGTTAAGGTAGGTAGAGCTGTCAACACTAAAGATAGGTGTAGTCAGTTCCAAACTTCTTCACCTCATAGAGATTATAAAATGTATTTTAAAAGAAAGTTTAAGCTACATAAAGAAGCAGAAGAAACAGCACATAAGTTATTAAAAAAAGAATCGCTTGACTTTAATAAAGAATGGTTTAAAATAAATAAAGAAAAAGCAAAAGAAATAATAAAAAATATATGAAAAAATCAAATAAACATCTTGACACATTAGTACCGGATATATATAATAAGATTAGTGCCTTATCAAAAGGTAAGTCTATTCGTATCCCTAAAAAACTTTTGGATAAGTTTAGCGATGACATGACCGAAGCTCTTATTGAGTGGGCTACTCCTAAAGGAGCAAACAAAGCTACTGCTAACAATCTTAGAATGTCTAACATTGGTAAGCCTGATCGTCAGCTATGGTTTGACATGCATGAAGAAAAGGATACTGATGCTGAACTTCATCCTAGTACTCTAATTAAATTCTTATACGGACATTTACTAGAGGTTCTCCTCTTATTCTTTGTTCGTCTTGCAGGGCATAGTGTTGATTCAGAACAGAAAGAAGTTACTGTTAGTGGAATCAAAGGACACATGGATTGTAAGATTGATGGTGAAGTTGTTGATATCAAATCAGCTTCAGGCTATGCCTTTAAAAAATTCAAAGAAGGTACTCTAGCAGAGCAAGACAACTTCGGATATCTAGCACAATTAGCAGGTTATGAAGCATCTGAAAAAACTGATGCCGGTGGTTTTTTGGTTATCAATAAAGAAACAGGAGAGCTTACTTTCTTTCAGCCGGAAGATTTAGATAAGCCTAATATCAAACAAAGAATTACAACGATTAAAAAGGTTGTCAAGAAAAAGACACCTCCTGATTTTTGTTATTCTCCTGTTGCTGAAGGCAAGTCAGGTAATATGAAACTAGCAAGAGAATGTACTTACTGTCCTTACAAGTATAAATGCCATGCTGATAGCAATGGTGGTAAAGGATTAAGAGTATTTAATTATGCTAAAGGACCAGTATATTTTACTGAGGTTGTTAAAGTTCCAAATGTTGAGGAAGTATTATGAATGGAAAGAGAGCAAAACGAATTAGAAATAGATCACTAGAAATTTTAGTTGCTTGGGTAAAGAATTTAGTATCTGATCCTGAAAAAGAAAAGATAACTAAAGAGAATGCTCATAATTTATTACCTACTGATACTCATATCTATGCTAATAATCAAATAAGACTATCAGCTTTTTCATTGAAGTGGATAGTTAAAAGAGTTAAGAAATTTTCAAAAACAAAACCAATAAACGAGGTAACACTCAAGGATATAATAGATGAACACTACTAAGCTAGGACAAGTATTTATATTATTAGCTCACATAATTGAAAATGGTGAGCCTATTGAATCTATACCTGATGATATTTTAGAGGGCTTGTCAGGACTGTTAGATAAAGAATTAGAAAGAAGAGAGAACAGGAGTATTCACTAATGCCTAAAAGAGTCCCAAGAAAACCTAGACCAAAGAAGGTTAATGTCCCTAAAGGATATGACAGTAATTGGGAATATGATATACATAAAGATTTATTAGGTGATTGGAAACATCATCATGATGTTATTGAATATTCAATTCCTCATAAATATGAACCTGACTTTGTAAAAGTTATTGATGGTATTACTATTTTGTTAGAAGCAAAGGGTAGGTTTTGGGATCATGCTGAGTATAGTAAGTATGTTCATATCAGAAATAATTTACCAAATGATTTTATGGAGTTAGTATTTTTATTTCAAAAACCTTATTCTGCAATGCCCGGAGCAAAGGTTAGAAAAGATGGAACAAAAAGAACTCATGCTGAATGGGCTGAGAAAAATGGATTTAGATGGTTTAGTGAAGAAACATTACCGGAGGAATGGAAAAGCAATGTATAAGTTTGACGAGAATACACACATACAAGAACTAGAAGACTACATAAAGAATACTTATGGTCAGCATTATGCTACAGATAAGTATCAAGCAACTGATGTTATTATTGATTCAGGACATGGTGAAGGTTTTTGTATTGGTAACATTATGAAGTATGCAAAACGATATGGAAACAAAGAAGGAAAGAACAGAAAAGACTTGCTAAAAATATTGCATTATGGTATAATAATGCTTCACATACACGACATGGAGAACACCTAATGGTAGAAGATAAAGTTGGACCAAAAGAATACTTAGGAATAAAAATTAATTATGATAATGAGAAAAGACTAGATAAGTTTAGTCTTGATACATTAAAGGATAGATATTTTACAGGAGAAGAAACACATGCCCAAGAAGCATTCGCAAGAGCCTCAGTCTTCGCAGCCACCTACAAAGGTCATACAGATTTTGAATTGGCTCAAAGACTTTATGACTACAGTTCCAAGTGTTGGTTCATGTTTAGCACTCCTATACTTAGCAACGGAGGCACAAGTCGTGGGCTTCCTATTAGTTGTTTCCTCAATTATGTTCCTGACAGTCGTACTGGTCTATCAGCTCATTATGATGAAAATATATGGTTGGCAAGTTCAGGCGGTGGTATCGGTGGATATTGGGGAGATGTTAGGTCTAACGGTGTATCTACTACTCACGGTAGTAAGTCTACTGGTTCAATCCCCTTTATGCATGTCGTAGATTC